AAGTATTAGAAGATGTGTTGTTAGAACGAGAACGTCAAGACACATCCTGGGATGCGCGATTATATGGGTATTCTCATTATATTCAATTAGCATCTATATGTTTTGCTATGGCTGAAGTATGTAAGGAGGAAGAAGCAAAAAATGAAAAACACGGCTGATGAAGTAATCGCCCAATTACTGGGGGATAAAAAACTAAACTTACAAAAGGGAAATAGTGACACCTTTAATTACACACGTATTCCCTTTGGCATTCCTGCGCTAGATAAACTTACTGGTGGTGGCATCCCTAAGAAACGCATGACCATTATGTATGGGCCTACAAATGTGGGGAAGTCTTATCTTGCTTCCCAAGTGGTGGCAAATGTTCAACGAGACGGTGGAACGGCTGCATGGATAGACACAGAACTATCCTGGGATTCAGAATGGGTAGAAAAGTGTGGCCTAGATTCTGAACGTATGCTCGTATCTCAGCCTACTAGTGGGGAAGAAGCTTTAGGAACAGTCAAAGAACTTATGAGGGCAGGAATAGACATTATTGTTTTGGATTCGATTGCAGGGTTAGTTCCATCAGATGTGCAGGATAATGACAAGGGGTTTGAGTTTAGTCCAATGGCCTGGCAAGCCAGGTTCGTAAACTCCGCTCTCCCCAGACTTCTACCGAATCTAAAATCTGGGTCAGCCTTCATTGCTATCAATCAAGTAAGGTCAAGTATTGGCCCTGTAGCTCTAGACACTATGCCTGGGGGTTTAGCCCAAGGATTCTTTGCTCATTTCTTACTTCAGGTTAGAAGGTCTGGATGGATTGAAGAACCTAAAGGAAATAAGGTGGGGTTTGATATGGAGGTTCGATTACGCAAGAGTAAGGTGGGGGGTGAGAACTGGAGTAATGCCATTGTGCCCTTTAGAGTGGATGGTGGGATTGATGTACTAGAAAGTTACATTAGAGAAGCCATACAACAGAAGTTGATTACTCAAAAAGGTGCATGGTATGATTATGAAGGAATTAAAGCTATGGGTATGAATGGTTTAAAAACCCAATTGCTGACTAATCCTACTCTAGTAGACAAGTTGAAAGCAGATGTTACCTAGAGATTATACTAAACAAGAAAACCTTATCGCAGACCAATTGTCGGAATTCGGTCTGCGGTATGACCAACAAGTACCTATAAATCAATACACAGCTGATTTCTATGTTCCTGAATTAGGTCTTGTGATTGAAGCGGATGGGGTGTATGGGCATTTGGCAAAGAGAGATGCATATAGGGACTCTGAAATTATGAGGGTTTTTGGTATAGAGAATATTTTACATATTAAAGACACTACTAAACAAGGGGTAAAGGATACATTATGGCAGGCATTAAACAACTTAACCAACTAGCAGAAACTAAAACCCGTAACCGCACATCTAATCAAGATAAATGGCTACTTAAAATGTTTGAGGATACGTTGGGGTCTGAACAAAGGAGTAGTCGAGTGGGGGTGTTTTACCCCTCTATGTTAGGGAATGAGTGTGATAGATACTTGTACTTAGCATATAGAGGGGTTCTGCCTCAACAAGTGATTAGTAGTGGAACCCAACGGATTTTTGATACAGGGTCTTCTTTAGAAGATAGGATGGCAAAATACTTTGAACAAATGGGGATTTTAAAGGGACGAGAAATCCCACTTAAATGTGACAATCCCCCCATTTCAGGCCGAGCAGACTTCTTACTTGCTCATGAGGAGCATGAGGAGATTGTCCTAGAACTTAAATCAATCAATGACAAAGGCTTTAAGAATTTATATAGTAAGCCTAAACCAGAACATGCAACACAATTACAGATTTATCTGCAATTATTGGACAAAGCTTATGGGATTGTGTTGTATGAAAATAAGAATGACCAGAAGTTAAAAGCGTTTAAAGTATCCAGAAGTGCTAAAGAGTGGAACATTTTAGTTAATAGGTGTACTAAAATACAGGAAGCAACAGCAATACCAGATAGCTGTACTGGGCCATCATGGTGCGCCTGTAGGAACTATAAGGAGGATGAGGATGGTAGAGAAGTGGACACCGATGAAAGCCTTGGGAAAAGCGACTAGAGTTATAGATGAGTTAATGGTTCCTCCGTTTAAGACGGATTTAAGTGAGCAGCCCAACTTAGAATTTGCAAATCTGATGAACGCTGACGCAAAAACCCTAGAAGAGTTCTTAACCTTATACGGTGGGTATAAAGCATATTTAGAGTCTAGGGTAGCGGATATTGAGGCTGGGAAGAATGCTTTAAAAGCAGCGTTTGATGAGGGATATGCGACTGCTGGGTACAAAATGGCAGAGGATAGGGAATCAGAGGGTAGGAAAAAGTTGACCAGAGATGAAGTTCGTGGGGCGGCACTAACTAATTACCCCCAGTTACGAGAGTTGAGTCGGGAAATTATTGAACAAGAAGCTACCTACGTGAAAATGTCTGGCATTCTTAGTGCCTATACTTCTGCGTATCATACAGTCTCAAGGATTGTAGCTCTCCGTATCTCTCCAGGGGTTAGTTATGGATAAGTATTATTTGGGGTTGGACTGTTCTAGTAAAGCTGTGCATGGTAGTATTATTAATCATGATGGGGTCTTACAAGAGACTATAAAATGGGTTTCCCCAATTAAGGATTTTGACTCCAGATTCGTGGAGTTTTTGACTAAGTTTTATGAAGAATTGGGTATAATAATAGAAAGGTATTCTTCTTTATGGGTGGCTGTTGAAGCCCCCATTTTTATTCAAAACCCACGAACTACAATGCAGATTGCTTCTGTAGTGTACGCCACTAAGTTTATATGCTCTTTACATGGCTTGGATAGCATATTAGTGCAAAATAAGACATGGAAGAAAGTTACGGTGGGGAATGGTAATGCGGCGAAAAGTGATATTTTAGAGTATGCAAATAAGTTTTGGGATACTCAGTTTGCAGAACAGGATTGGGCTGACGCAGCTTGTGTAGCTTTATGGTGTAAAAAATGGTATCTGGACTTAGCAGAGGAGATAATATGAGTGTAGTCTTTTATATGAAAGGAAAAACCGAGACTAGTGTAGAGTATGTTGATAAACTACCGGAGGGTATGACAGCCCAAGAATTTAAAAAGCAGTATGGGGTAGTGGTTTGGTGCGACTACTTTGGGTGTAAATATAATACCCAAGTAGAGGATACTCAACGAACAACTGGTAAGTTATTGAATAAGCGTGGGTATCAACCTATTGGCAAAGATGCTGGTGTGTGGAGAGGGCTATGTACTCGCCAAGAGATTGGATTAAAATATCTCAACGGTAAGCCTGAATGCTTTACTTCTGCGGTAAGGAAAACAGGGAACCTGAGTTTTGCAGGATTGTTACAGTCTGATGGAAGTCCTTATGGGGGAAGCATTGAATCCCAGCATATGGAAGACCCATCGTTTGACATCCCTTCTAATTGGGGACAGGAAGATAGGGCACCCAGAAGGGGTTTAAGTCCCCCAGATATTAGGGAGTATTAATATGCCGAAACAATTCCCTCCTGAAATTAAGGAGAGGGCTTTAGGTTTATATATTAAAGGTGATAAATCTGCTAGAGAGATTGCCGAGATGCTGTGGGATGACTTCGCTATTGAGGTGAAGCCATCCACCATTTATTTATGGGCAAGAGACGGAGATTGGGGTGTGCAACAGGTAGAAGTTCGTGTGGAGGCAATTAATCAGATAAAAGAAAGTGAGGGCCAACGATTCGCAAGAACTCAGCGGGAACATTTAGATACCTATGAATCCCTACGTCATAAAGCGGGGCATGAATTAGAACACTTAAATTTTGATAAGGCATCCGATGCTGCTAAAGCCTTAGATATGGGTATAAAAGGAGAGCGGGAAGTTATTAAAGGAATGGTCAATCTCCAGTTTGTACAGAATGTGCTAAGTGTCTTGGTAGAAGAGATTAATGATGAGGACGTATTAAAGCGGGTAGCAGGGCGATTAAAGGCATTGATACAAACTGAGGAGCCAGCACTTTCATGACACAAGAGATAACTACTTTTAATGATGCATTTGATAGATTAGCAACAGGATTACTAACATCTGGAAAAGCCAAGGTGGGGTCA